AATTACAGGTGCAGGTAAGGCAGAGTTAGGTCTATTTGCTGAGATTAATGATTTTATATTCCATAAGTTTGGTATAACACCAACTATATCACGAGAACTTGAAAAAATACTTGAGTATAATAAAGAATACAGTCTGTTTTTAGATTTCGTTCATACGTTGAGAGATTATCAGGTTGAATCACTTAATAGAGCACTAAAAGCAGGTAGAGGTACGTTCGTGTTAGGTACTGGAGCAGGTAAGACGTTATTAACTGCAGCACTCGCTGAAAATTATTTTAGAATATTCAATAAGTCTACAACATTTAAGTGTTTGATTATTGTGCCCGATCTAGGATTAGTTACACAAACCTATAATGAGTTTATAGATGTAGGTGTTACGTGCTCAGTGTCAAAATGGACTGGAAGTAATGAGTTAGACCTTACATCAAACATTATAATTTGTAACGCTGGCATTCTTCAGAGCAAGTTCGAATCAATCGAAGCGTTAAAATATGTAGATGTTTTGATTGTTGATGAAGCTCACAAAGTAAAGCACGAAAATAAAATAGGGAAGATCATTACCGAAATACGAACTCATAGAAAATTTGGAGTTACAGGTACGATGCCAGAGAGTAAGTTCGATGTGTGGTCTATCATCGGTAAACTCGGCCCCGTTTTGTATGTAAAGGCGTCGCATGAACTAAGACAGGAAAAATTTCTTACAGATGTAACAGTTAACATCTTGGAGCTGGACTACGGAAAGGATAAACCACCTCGATCTACTAACAGGTATAGATCAGAGATAGAGTTTCTCTTAAGACATGAAAAGCGAAACAATATTATCAAGAAGCTCGCAGGTAATTTGCCAAATAATACACTTATACTTGTTAACTATATTGAGCATGGTGAGATTTTATACGATTTACTTTCATCTACACTATCAAAGAAGGTATACTTTATAAGAGGTAGTGTTGAGGTTGAGGATCGTGAAAAAATTAAAGGAATTATTGAGTCGTCTGACGATGTGGTGTGTGTTGCTATTAGTGCAATTTTTTCTACAGGGGTAAATATCAAGAATTTGCATAATATTATTTTTGCATCAGGAGGTAAATCTTTTATCAGAACAGTACAATCTATCGGTAGAGGTCTTAGATTACATACGAGTAAGTCAAAGCTTAATATTATTGATATAGCTGATATACTTTCATACAGTGAATCTCATGGACTAAAGAGACGCGAGATATATGATAAAGAAAAAATACAGTTTAAGTCGACTATAATTAAATTATAGTTGCAATTTAATATACATACTATACTATCAATATATGTCTAAAGAGAATTATTATGTAAACCCTGTTGAGTTTAAAACCTCTCTAAAGAGATTTTATGAGACGGATGTAATTACAGATGATTTAGCTGATAATGTTAATAAGATTGCATACGGATTAAGTTTTAATGGCTCTTTTATAAATTATACATATAAAGATGATATGATAGGTGATGCTCTTATTAAAATGTATTCAGCTTTAACGAAAAAAAAATATAGCTTTGATAAGCGTACTGAGAGAGGTGGAGAAGATCAAGAATGTAATCCCTTCTCTTATTTTACGACGATCGCATCAAATGCATTCATTAACAGAATTAAAAAGGAAAAAAGGCATCATGATGCTGAAAAGCAATATAGAGAGTGTGTATACGAAAATGTCATGACTGAAAGCGCAGGTAGCAACGGAGTATATGTTAAACCAGTAGGAAGCGAAGACGAATTCTACAACAATGACGATTAAAAATTCAAAGGTCTGTGTTATATCAGACCTTCATCTTGGATTGTATTCCAATAACACTAAGTGGCATGAAATTGCTATTAATTGGGCATCTTGGCTGAGAGATGATCTAATAACTAAAGGTATAACTGATATTATCTTTTGTGGTGATTGGCATCATAACAGAAGCGAGATCAGTGTTAGTACTTTACAGGTGTCTACTAATATTTTTGATATATTAAAAGATTTTAATATAATCATGATTATAGGTAATCATGATATATACTACAAAAACAGATGTGATGTAAATTCCATATCTGTCTTTAAGGGAAGGAATAATATACATATCGTCGATAGTATGGAGTGTATCAAAGCCTTTGGAAAAAATATAACATTTTGCTCGTGGGGTACAGAACTAGAAAATATACCAGATAGTGATATAATATTCGGTCACTTTGAGATTGTATCATTTAAAATAAGCTCTTCAAAGGTATGCGACCACGGAATAGATGTTCCTGATATTCTAGATAAAGCAAAGTTAGTAATATCAGGCCATTTTCATCTTAGAAATGAGAGAAAATATAAAAACGGCACTATCTTATATTGTGGTAACCCCTTTCAAATGGATTTCGGAGACGTGGATAACGCCAAAGGTTATCACATCCTCGACTTTGAGACTCTAAAGTATAAATTTTATGAGAATAAAATATCCCCACAGTATAAAAAGATCTCTCTAAGAGAATTGGCAGAGATAGGTGATATTACCAAAGAGGTAAAGAGCATCTTTGCTAAAAATATAGTTAAATTTAAAATTGACTGTAATATAACTCAGGAAGATTTGGAGTTCCTTGTTCGGAAGCTTAGCTTGTTAAAGCCTGAGCAAATCATTACAGAATATGATAACAATATTAATATCGTAGATGATTTAATTTCTCAAAAGGATCTATCTACGATTAATATTGAAGTTGCTATACAAGAATTTGTCAATATACTAGATATTGACAATAAAGATAAAGTTATAAAGTATACTTTAGATCTGTACAAGTCGTGTAGTGCATGAAAAGTGTTTTATTTGATAAAGTTGTTATATCTAACTTCCTCTCTGTAGGCGAGACCCCTATTGTAGTAGACTTTAAGAAAGGACTACATGCTATTACAGGAGTTAATCTCGATAAGCCAGACAGGCAGAATGGTGTAGGAAAATCTACCATAGCCGATGCTGTATATTTTGCCGTATTTGGTGATACGATGAGAGATATTAAGAAGGAGTTTATATCTAATAACGAAACAGGTGGTAAAACTCAAGTAGAGTTATATTTTAGAGTACAATCTCCGAGTGAGACAAATAGTTATCATATAGTACGTACTTTAGGGCCTACAAAGGTATCTCTATATAAAGATGAGGAGGATGTAACGAGAGATAGCATTTCTAATACCACTAATTATTTGTGTGATATTATGAGCGCATCTCCAGCAGTTTTTCAGAATTGCGTTATCATGACCTTAAATAATGCAACTCCCTTTATGGCAAAGGGAAAGGTTGAGAAGAGAAAGTTTATTGAGGATGTATTCGGGTTGGAGGTCTTTAGCAAGATGGCTTCTGCTCTAAAGCAAGCAATTACAGATAATAAGAAGGATGGCGATCTAACATCTACAAGAATTGATGAAATTAAAAACTCTATAAAGTCATATCAAGCTCAAAAAGAAATTGTAGATAAGAAAAGACAGGACTCAATAAGAATATCTACAGAGAGATATAACAATAATAAAAAGGAGTTAGAAGAACTAGAAGACACTATACAATCTAAAGTGGATGTTCCAGATATAAATGAAACTAAACTTATCATACAAAAGCTTGAGAATAAATTAGTTGAAGTAGATGCGTCTATTCAGACGCTTGTTGAGAGTATTGCGCTGCTTCGCTCTGATGCGATGTATAAGAGAGATAGATATAGTAAGATAGGTACTACGGATAGTAAGTGTCCGGTTTGTCTTAGATCTATTGACGAGCATGATGCAGATCTAATTAAATCTGAGAAGGAAGAAATTTTTTCCGATATCACAAGCATCAAAGAAAAAATTGATGCTAAAAAAACAGAGTTAGAAAATCTCAAATCTAATAAAGATAAAATTAAAAAGGCTATAATTATTAAAAATAATGTAGTTAATAAAATTAATTTACACAAACAAAGCATTAGTAACATTAACGATAGAATTAAGCAATTGCAGGATTGGCAGTGTATATGTATCGATAATATCAACAACGTCGAAGACAATACGAACGAATTTGATGCATTCGTGAGTGAATCAAATATTCGTTTAGATGATGCAATTTCGAAGCAGAATGAAATTAATGCAATGTCGTCTCAGTTAGACGTTGTTAAATTTGTTATTAGTGAAGAGGGCGTAAAATCTTACATCGTTAATAAGCTTCTAGACTTACTAAATAGTAGGCTGTTTTACTATCTCAAGAAACTTGACTCCAACTCGGTTTGTAGGTTTAACGAATATTTTGAAGAGGAGATTGTTAACGAGAAAGGTAAAGTGTGTTCATATTTTAACTTTTCAGGTGCAGAGAGAAAGTCAATTGACCTCGCGTGTTTGTTTGCATTTAGCGATATAAGAAGAACCCAAGGTGGTGTGAGCTACAATATGGCAATTTATGATGAGTTATTTGATTCATCTTTTGATAGCAAAGGTATAGATCTAATAGTAGATATCCTTAACGAGAGAATTGATACTTATAACGAATGTGCGTTTATTATCTCGCATAGAAAAGAGTCTCTAAAAGCTATTACAGGCGAAACAATTTATCTAGAAAAGAAAAATGGTATAACGACTAGAGTGGATATATGTGATATGTAGTGTAATTAACTATATGTTCATCGCACCTTTTGTGTCCCCTGTAGTTTCACCGACGCCAGTATATCCGTACCCTTCAGTAGGTCATAGGGCTGTAGAGCAACAGCAACAACCACCTAGTGATGGTTCTAACCAATATAGATATGTTAACTATATTGCAGATTACGGTGGTTGTGGGTTTTGGAGAATTCTTTGGCCTGAAATGGTGCTCAATATGAAAGGAAAAGCATTTTCCACTTCTCTAACAGCTATGGTGTTTGATCCTAGTTGGTATCAAAATGTAAAGTGTGTTAAGTTGCAGAGACAAGTATCTGTGTCTCAATTAGAGTTTGTAAAGCATCTTAAATCCTTCCAGTCTAATTTTAACTTTAAGATGGTATATGAAGTGGATGATGTAATCTTTAAGGAGTGCATTCCGGATTATAACAAGTTTAAAGAATCTTTTGATAGAGAGGATATAAGAGCCAATAGTATTGAAATAATCAATCTATGTGACGAAGTTGTTGTTACTTGCGAGTACATGAGAAAGCTATACCAAGAAAAAACAGGCAAGAAAGAAATTACTGTAATTCCTAATTTCGTTCCTAAGTTCTGGATGGGCGATATGTATGATGAGCGTAAGATTTGGAGCGCTTATGACAAGAATAAAAAAAGACCAAGAGTTCTATATACGGGATCTGGAGCTCACTATGATATCGATTTTAAAAATGGTGGTATTGATGACTTTAGTCACATATTGCCTGTAGTTCTTAAGACTATTAAAAAGTATAAGTGGGTATTTGTGGGATCCTTTCCACCTCCACTCGCACCATATATAAGCTCAGGAGAAATTGAATATCACCCATGGCAAGATCTTCTTTCATACCCGCAATTTATCAGTAATCTTGACGCACAAGTAACGATTGCACCTCTATTAGATAATGACTTTAATAGATCCAAGTCAGACATTAAATTTGTCGAGGGTTGCATCTTAGGTGTACCGTGTCTGGTTCAAGATATGGAGACTTATAAAGACGTTCCTGATAAATACAAGTTCAAAACAGGTGAAGATCTTGAAGAACGTCTTAACACTATACTAACAAAAAATTACTATAGTCACGCAAGGGAGTTGAGAAAACTTGGAGAAGCAAGGTTCCTTGAAAATCCGGAAAATATCGGATGTCATGAAGAGTTACTAAATACCCCTTACGGTTCTCCTGAGAGAAAATACTTAACTAAGTGGAATTGATTTCGGGCTGCCTATACGTTATAATATATTTATAATGTATAGGAATTGCGTATATTCATCAAAAGATCAAAAGGTAACTCTCTTTACTTGGGATAGTGAAGGTAAGAGGGTTACCTATGAGTCTAGTTTTCAGCCGTATCTATACATAGAAGATCCCAAGGGTGATAAGACATCTATCTTTAATACAAAGGTTAAGAAGCGGGTATTTAGAAGCTCGTTTGAGCGGTCTAAGTTTCTTAGTGAGGCTGGTATTAAGAGAGTGTATGAGAACATATCTCCTGCGCAGCAGTATCTGATAGATATGTTTAGCGATGTCAACGAAAATGAAGACTTCATCTCAAACCCTCTTAAAGTGATGTTTGTGGATATCGAAACATACAGCCCTTCAGCAGGTGGATTTCCAGATGTAGATAATCCTACACATCCTATTAATGCTATAACTTGTTACGATAGCTTAACTAAGATATATACAACGTTCGGTGTCGGTGATTACGTAAATAGTGCTGATGATGTAGTGTATATGAGATGTAAGAGTGAGAGAGATCTCATGACGAAGTTTATTGAGTATGTAGAGAATGATTACCCGGATATTATATCAGGTTATAATAGCGAGGTGTTCGATATTCCATATATCATAAATCGTTGCGAGAGAATCTTACCTGACGATGTAGCAAGACTATCCCCGTTAGGTCAGATATCATTTAGAATGGTGCGTAATAGATTCGGTAGAGAGTATAAGCGATACCAAATCTCAGGTGTATCTTGTATTGACTACCTCGATATATATCGTAAGTTTTGCCCCGTTCTTCGCGAGTCTTACAAGCTTGACAACATTGCATCCGTAGAGCTTGGTGAGAATAAAGTTGATTATGGTGATATAGGTCTTGCTACCCTGGCAGATACCGATTGGAATACTTTCATCAAATACAACATTCACGACGTTAGACTACTCGTTAAACTCGAAGAAGCTCTACAGTATATATCACTATTAAGAATGCTTGCATATGTAGGGCTCACTACACTTGAGGGATCACTAGGTACTATATCAATGCTAACCGGAGCTTTAGTTATTAAAGCACGAAAGTCTAATGAGGTATTTTCAACGTTTGTAAGGAAGGCTTCTGATGGTAGTACGAACCCTGGTGCGTATGTATCTGAGCCTAGGCGAGGATTCAAGAATGGTGTTATATCGTTTGATGCCACCTCTCTATATCCTAGTGTGATGATGTCTCTTAATATGTCTCCTGAAACTAAAGTAGGTAGTGTAGAGAAAACAGGTGATAAGATTGTAGTTCATCACGTATCAGGTGAAGCCCTAGAATTAACTCCTGTAAACTTTGCAAAGTTTATGGTGAAGGAAAAATGCTGCCTCTCAAAGGCTAATATCCTTTTCTCTCAAAAGAAGAGAGGTATCGTCCCAGAGTTTTTGGATTATTATTTCAATCAACGAGTTGATGTAAAAAGTAAGATGAAAGAATGTGATGTTAAACTTGCCGCTGCTAAGAAAGAAGGTAACAACAATCTTGTTATAGATCTTGAGAGGGAGATGGAAAGACTAGATACAAAGCAGCTTACAATTAAGATCTTAATTAACAGCTTGTATGGAGCTTTCGGTAACAAGACAGCTCCATTTGGTGATGATGATATTGCGTCTTCTGTAACTCTCACAGGTCAAGCTATTATCAAGCAATCTAATGATATTATTAGAGAGTTTATTAAAAGAGACATTCCGGATATATCAAATACTGAGCTTGAGAATGTTATTGTATATAACGATACAGATAGTTGTTATATTACCTTAGAGCCTTACATGAAGAGAGATCTACTAGTGTTTTCTGTAGATTTAAAGCCCACAAAAGAATGCTACGATAAAGTATTAGGTATTGAAACGTATTTAAACACTAATATTAATATATGGACTAAAAAAGCATTGGGTGCAAGTAATAGTAGATTCACTTTCAAGCGAGAGAAGATATGTGAGGTTGGATTATTCTTGCAGAAGAAGCGCTATGTAACAAAAATTATTGATAACGAGGGTAAGCAAGAGGTGAAAGTAAAGTATACTGGAGTAGAGGTTAATAGAACTTCGATGCCTGCTACTATCAAGCCATTCGCTAAACGAATTATTGAAACGATGCTTACAACACAATCAAGATCTGAGACTAATAAGGTGCTAGAAGAAGCATATGAAGCGTTCAAGAAACTTGGTCCACAAGATGTTTCATTTGTGATGGGTATCAACAATTATACTCAACTAGCTAAAAAGTGTTCGGGTCTTGCAATTGGTAAAGGTGTACCGATTCACGTAAAATCAGCTTACTTATATAATCACTTCCTTAAGGAGTTTAAAACAGGTAGTAAGTATGAGCATATAGGATCAGGCGATAAAGTGAGATATTTTTACGTACAACAACCTAACAAATATAAAGTAGAGACTATTGGTTATAAGAACGATATACCTAAGGAGTTTGAAGAGATCTTCAAAGTGGATTATGAGAAGATGTTTGAGAAGATATTGTTCAATTCAATCGAACGTTTCTACGATAACGTCAATTGGAATATTTACAAACCCTCAGAAGCAGTGAGAGTAGATTTGTTTGACTTTTTTAGTTGATTATTAAAAATAAGTATATAAAATATTGATATGGAATCATACACGGACAACCCGGCACTAGATGATACTCCAAGAGCTAATCCAGCTTTTTGGAGAGGTAAGGCAAATGGCATTGATGCAGTTCTAAAGATTGTACACGATGTCATGGCAGGAAATGATAATGGCTCAGGCATGAACAATCATGAACAGCTTGAAAAAATGAGACGCGCTCTAATTGGTTGGCGTGATCAACTCGAAGTCAAAGAATCAAAAAGTAAGTAACTTATGGTACCAACACTTGTAACAATCTGCGATCATATTGGTCGTACTGTAATCGGTAGAATTGATAGCGAAAGCGAGACTACATTGTGGATCTCAAATCCAGTTATTATTCACGTTCAACCAGATCCGAAAAACGGTCAATTAAAAATTGACTCATACCCGTATATCTTTGTTGAATTTATTGATAAAGCTTCGAGGGATTCAAACGTATGGGCGTTTACTAAAACGAACATAGTTATATCTAATGTTGTATTGGATAGTCGTATTGCAGATCAGTATGATGCTCTAACTACTGTTAAACCAGTAGAAGAGAAAAAAAATGATCCAGCAGTTATTAAACTCTTCGAGGATTAATTTAAAAATACCCAAAGCCCTTACCGCTTTAAGCGGTAAGGGTTTTTATATTATGAGTAAAATAGCATTGTGTATAGTATGCAAAGATGATGAAGAGGCTTTGATTGAGAATATTCTCTATCATAGCTTAATAGGTGTTGATAATTTTATTGTATTTGACAATTTAAGTAAAATTCCACTAGTAGATACACTATCACAGTTTTCTAATGTTGAAGTCATCTTAACAGATGGAGATGGTAAAGACTTAAAAATTCATGCGTGTTACGATATATGCCTCGAAAATTATGGCAAGCATTTTGATTGGATTGGTTTTATAGATACAGATGAATATATCGTTATCAAGGATGGTTCGTGCAATATAGGTGAATTTTTAAATAAGTATGAATCTTTTGGAGGTATTGGAATAAACTGGAAATGTTTTGGTTCATCCGGCCATGAAACCTCTCAAAAATCTATTATTGATAGCTACACTATTGCACCTGTATCTCTGGGTGATAATATACATATTAAAAGCATAGTTAGACCAGAAGCAGTTTTGCGCCGGGGTGGTGATCCACATCATTTTATATACAAAGAAGGATTTTATTGCGTTAATGAGTTTGGAGAACCAATTATTAAGCCTGAAGGGGATGAGTTTGAAAGAGCGGGCGCTTTTAATACACCACCCACTCATATAAAATGTCAGTTAAATCATTATATTACAAGAAGCAGGCAAGATTTTATGCTAAAGCGATTGAGGTTTGGTGATAGCCCAGATGGCTCAAGATTAACTGAAGAGTTTTGGTATAGATTTCAAGGTGGAGAAAGAGATACATCTATTTTTGAATTTATTAGCAAAGTAAAGCAGTTGAATAACGAATAGTATATTATATCATATTACTATGAATAGATTTGCCAAAGATATCCAACAAGCTCTAGACGACATTGATAGTGTCAACCCGTTTGCTACCTATTTAAATGACAATACTCTTAGTAGAGTTTCAGGATGGATTGACACTGGCTCGTATGTATTAAATGCAATTATTTCGGGCTCTATACACGGGGGTATTCCTAAAGGTCGGGTAACGATGTTAGCTGGTGAGTCAATGACTGGTAAGAGTTTGTTTGTTCAAAAGATTCTAGCATCTGCTCAGAGGGATGGACTGATACCTATTATCTTTGATACAGAGAATGCAGTGGATGGTGAAGGTGCAGAGAGATTAGGTCTAGAAATCGCTAAAGTTAAATACGTCCCTTGTATAAGTATCGAACAAACAAGAAACTCGCTATTTAAGTTCCTTACAACCGTTAAAGAGAAAGGTTTAGAAGGTAAATTTATTATCGCGATTGACTCTCTAGGCAACTTACAATCAGAACTTGAACTAGCTCGTATGGGTAAAGACAGTACTAGTTCGGATATGGGAACCAAAGCGAGAGCTATGAAATCTCTTATGCAGACATGTACTAATCTAGGAGCAATTACTCAGACTACCATTCTATGTACTAACCATGTATATGACGACCCCACAGCTATGTTTCCTTCCATTGAAAAGAATATGGCAGGTGGCAAGTCGTGTGTATATCTACCTTCAGTAACGGTTCAGCTTGCCCGCAAGCCAATGAAATCAGATGATGGTAAGACAACAGATGGTAAACTTGCAGTTGGTCAGAAGTCCTATGCAGGTATCGTTATTAGAGCTCTTACTCGCAAGAATAGATTTATCAAACAGTACCTGGAAGGTGAGATGTACCTGTCATTTGCATCTGGTCTTGATAGATACTACGGGCTGCTAGATCTTGCAGTAGGTCTTGGTGTAGTTATTCAGAATGGATCTACATACGCTCTCGAAGATGGTACCAAGCTTGGTTATTACAAGAGCTGGAGGAAGGATTCAAATCTATGGGAAAATAAAATCCTACCTAAGATTGAAGAACGCATTAAGAAGGAATGGTCGTATGGTAATAATGCGTCCGAAGACGTTCCAGAAGAAGTAGCTGATGTTGAGGTATAAGGTAGTAGATAAGTTAAAGAACCTGTTTATAATTGTATTTAAAGATGAACGATAAGTTAGTATTAGCTTTTAGCGGGGGTATGGATTCGTCTGTGCTCTTGTTTCTGGCTGCAGATAGAGGATATAAAGAAATACATACAGTATCTTTTGACTATGGTCAAAGGCATAGGAAAGAGTTACAATGCATAGTTCTTCAGAAGTGGAACCTACAAAAGAAATATCCTAATGTAAAATTTACTAATAAGGTGCTAGATGTATCTTATATTAAAGACATCTCACCTACGTCATCTCTTACTAATCTTGAGATTGATAATCCAGATATTAGTAAAATGGCTGGTGACGCTCAACCAGTTTCATATGTACCGTTTAGAAATCAAATGTTCTTAAGTATTTGCTGCGCTTATGCAGAAAGCTTAGGTGCACAAGATGTATGGTATGGTGCCGCTGAAGTAGATTCATTGGCAGGTTACTGGGATACAACAGATATATTTGTATCTAAGTATAACGAGCTAGTATCGCAAAATAGACAGCATCAAGTCAAGATCGATGCACCTCTACTAACTATGTCTAAAGCTGACATTGTAAGAGAGGGTGTAAAGTTAGGTGTAATGTTTGAAGATACATGGACTTGTTATTCAAACCGTGAAGATGGTCTAGCAGATGCCACTACCCCGTCATCAAGCCTAAGACTTGCAGGCTTTTTAGAGAGTGGTTATAGAGACCCTATTAAATATGCTCAGCAAGATAAGATTGATGAGCTGTATCAACAGCGAGGATGCAGGGCTATATAATTATAGCCCGTATCTTCTCAATTCCTCAAGCTGGCTAATAGTTTGAGGCTTGTATTTGTCTCTGAACGACTGATATTTAACAGGTTCGGTGGAGACTCTCTTAGATTCTGATACCAATTCAGACATATATGAAGATGTATAGTTAGCAGACTCAGCAACAATAGGCTCGTCTATAATTTCCTCCTCTGAAGCCTCTATATCGGAGTAGCCGTCTACCTCACCTTCTTCATCCTCAGTCATGGATAAATCTGCTAGTCCTTGTATGATAGGTTTAACGGCAGACGATAGATATGCTGATATCAGCTCGTAACCAGGGGTTGAATTCAACTGTCTAAGAAAGCTTTTAAGCTGTGTGATAGTGCTAATTTTTTTAGCGAACTGGAATACTTCTTCGATAGCCAATTCATCGATACCTTCAAACTCCGGCGATTCTATCTCATTTTCAATTTCAGAAAGTATTTTAACTATAGATGTTTGAATAAGAATTCTTTCATCTGAGATAATATCTGTAAGAGCGTCATCCATCTCCTTACCTGATTTAACTTGTCTCATTTCTTTAGAGATTTCTTTAGAAGCAGCTGCAGCTGCATACTTTTCTTCACGTCCTCTATTAGCACCTGCTCTAGAGATGAAATCATCAAGTGTCTCTGACACTTTACGTGAGATTTCTTCACTCATGGCGTTGATCTGAACTTGTTTACCTTTGAGAAGCTTAAGAATTGCTTGCTTCTTACCTGAGAACCCAGGAGCACTCTTAACTTCTTTATGCTCTTCTGATGTAATGACGTCGAGTTCAAAGAGAATCTCTCTAATAAACCTAATCGTGTCTAGTGGTGCAGAGCTTAACCCAGCACCCTTAAGTTTCTTCGTAATGCCACCAAAAGCAGGGTGAGATGACTTATATGGAGATGCTTTTTCTTCAGATATTACAGTGATTCTTTTAAGTAGATTTTGGAAACTAGTCATATATACTTTATTTATGGAGGAACATCAACTTAATTGGTCTGATTTCAATGAAATGACGTATGAAAAGCTACGGAAGATACCAGGTATAGGTATGAAAGTGGCAGATCGCATCATAGCTTGCAGACCTTTTAGAGGAAACAATGATCTGTTTAAGGTTAAGGGGCTAGGAAAATCTACTTTATTAAAGTTGGGTATAGAAAAGCCTCAAAAAGAGAGAATAAGTTGGATTATGATGTATGATGGGATTGAGTACCCTAAAACTTGTCTAGCTAGGAATACTTTAACCGATCAAATAGATTTCTTCTGGAGAATTGACAAAACGCGTAGAGAATATTTAAATTAATGTGTGGTATATTTGGAAGCCAAAAAATTGAAAGGGTAAAAGATTTGTATAATACAAATTTTGAACGAGGTACATTTAGCTCTTCATTAGTATGTTTAGAGGGAGTTAATACACAGCAAACTACCAAGGCAAAAGGTAAGATTGATATCGAAAATGAATTGCAGCTTAGTAAAGGTCTATATTTTATAGGTCATACTCAGGCTCCAACGTCTGCAAAAAGAGATTGGGAGCATGAAACCTCACATCCCTTTACATCTACATCGTGGTCTGTCGTACACAACGGCGTTTTAACTAATCATCACGACATTTTGCATGAATATAACACTAATAATCTATTTGATAGGACACCTAACCCCGTTGATACTTCTGTTATCCCGAAACTTCTTCAATACTTTACAGAATCACAAGCGGATAATGAGGAAGAGTTAACTGCTCCAGAGATTATCAAGGCTACTCTTAATAAGCTACAAGGTACGTTTGCAGTAGCTATAGTGGATACAGATTGCAATGATGTATATGTTGCTAGACAAGGTTCTATTTTACACTATAATGATAATGGTGAGTTTTCTACTATAGGTGGTGAAGGATTTAGAGTTCTACCAGAGGGTGTTATTATGATGCTTAAAGATTTCGAGGGATGGGAGGTAGTAGATACATTCACAACTAGATCACCATTTTTATTTTTATGAATACGCTATATTTTTCAGCCACAAAAGGGAAGAAAGAGGATTGTGTGCTTTATAAGCACCATAAAGATATGTTTACATTTGCAGAGAATAATTTAAATTCTTTGCCAAGTGTATATAATGCAGCCATCGACATATCCCTTGAGAGAAACGTTGACTATTTAGTCCTCTGTCACGATGATATAATTATCAACTCGTCAGTAGCGTTGGAGCTCTCAAGAGCATTCAAGGGATTTGATGTGATTGGGGTAGCTGGTACTTCACAAGCAAAGATTCAAAAGCCAGCTTTGTGGCATCTAATGTCTGAACCTCAACACTTACACGGAGCAGTAGCTCACGGTACAGAGGATCGTAAGTTTATGACTAGTTTTGGTGTATATCCGCACAGAGCTGTTATGTTAGATGGAGTCTTTCTTGCTATAAAGAGAGATGTATTTAAGAACGTAAGATTTGATGAGAGTAATCCAGCTAAGTTTCACTTTTATGATTTGATATACACTTTAACGTGTCACCAAAAAGGTTATAAGGTGGGCGTTGGAGATATAATGATAACACATACATCTCCAGGGTTGAGAGAGTTCACTGATGAATTTAAACTTGGAGAAGATTATTTTATTAACACTTACGGATAAAAAAATGGCGCTAGATATCTAGCGCCATTTTAATTTAAAGATATTAAAGCGTTATTACTTGTTAACGCCTTTGTCTTTAGCTTTGCCAATATTAAGTGCAAGAAAGTCAACGAGCTTATAAACTTTGGCTAGTTTAGATGTTGACTTGGGAGTTGGTGTCAGTGCTGCGATAGCAGATGCTAGGGTGACTGTAGCTGTTACGATGGCAAACCAGGGTTGGCCGATTAGGTATTGTGTTAAGATTTCCATACATTAGTATTTATTCTATCGCGACCATTTTACTAGTATATCTACCAAGAAATCTCCCACCCAACAAACAGCTGCTCCATAAAATCCCCATGCAAGGAAGTAATACGGATTAACAGCAATACCAGTTATAATACCACACCAGAACCCTAGGCATAACGAACATGAAAAGAGTTCCTTTAAATACTCAGATCGCTTAGTTAGAAAATTTCTAACTGCAGCAAGTATAGTACCATACTTAAGTATGAAACACATACCTATACACGCAATTGTGTAAAATAGTAGATTAACCAAGGATAAGTTGATCATTTTTAGAGGTGGTTAGAGCTTTAACGCCATCTGATACCAAATCTAGATCTTCTTTTGTAACTTTAATCTTATTACCATAGTCGTCTAGAACCTCATACGTTCCATCTTCAAGCTTGTTAATAATAGGGCAGCATTTTTTATCGCCGCATAATTGAACTGATGTTTCTGATAGTTTTTTAATCATAATTTTATACTACTTCTTTATATTTAATAGTTTCAAACTCATTTGCAAGTAAATGAAACTTACAACAACCTAATCGGAAGAATATTTTACCGTCCTCCTTTTTATAGATGGTTACATAATCACCATCGGAACAGCCGAGCTTTCTTAGCTCTTCTTTAAACTCAGCTGCAATCTTTACCGTTTCCATATAATTAATTATTGCTAAAAGTATGAAAATGTCGTGTGTTTGCTAACTTTTTTTAATAAAAGTTAAGAGATCAAATAATACAGATTTTGTGTGTGTTTGACCATCGTCTTCAGCTTGCGATATAAACTCTTGAATTTTAGAGAGTATAGATTCAACCTCTTCTTCACCTTCAGAAGGAATGGTTGATGACATAATAGGGTTGTGAGATCCTGGATCTTTGCCTGGTCCACCTATATATGAATTTTTGAGGTCAGTACGAGGCATATACTTGAGATTGTCAGGAATTTCCCTATCCTGACCTCGATAGTCTTCATATATAGCTTGCAATGCACGAAAATCTTTAGGAATCATTTCTTTTATTTATCGTTAGAAGTTGAAAGATTGAGTATATAATATACAATATAGTCGTAATGAGTAAGAAGCTAGAGTGTATTATAACTGGTAATACATATAGATTTATCAGTGAGTATTTTCACAAGAAGATGGAGGAGTATGGAGATGAGGAATCTCTAATCAATAACTTTATGGTAAAGAAAGCAAAATCTTTACTTTTGCGTGGATACTCCGTTAAGGAAATTCGCAAATTGCTTGAGGTTGATGATACAGATCTACCCCATGAGGATAGTGAAGTTGTTAAGAGAGTGGTAGCTTTTCATGTCTCTCGAAATGAAACGAAGACGAGAAGAATGAACGTTAACATTGTAAATAATAAAACCGATGAAGCTGTAGCTTCTCTCATAAATAAACTTAAGAATTTATGAAACCGAAAAAATTTATAGCTCAGATAGGAAATAACAACACCGTTAAGGTGTTTGATGCAAGTACAGGATCTTTATCAAGAATAATTAACGTAGACGGGACTATCACGTCGCAGCCTATAGTATCTGAAAACGAGTTGTCTGTAACAACATCATCAGGAACAACAAACCATCTTAAAATTTATACACTACCAAGCGGCGGACTTAAAAAGGTTACAAACGTATGAGTATCTTTGACGAGCAAGTAAGTAGAAAACCTAATTTATATCCCTGGACGGAGAAGTTTATTGAAGCTATGCATAATGGCTTTTGGACTGATAAAGAATTTACATTCAAGTCAGATATACAAAACTTTAAAGTTGAGTTAACAGATCAATATAGAGAGATTGTCGTAAGAACTTTATCAGCAATCGGTCAGATTGAAGTTGCTGTTAAGACTTTCTGGGCCAAGCTAGGCGAGAATCTACCTCATCCTGCTTTACAGGATCTAGGATATGTAATGGCGAATGTCGAAGTAATTCATAATAGTGCATATGAAAGACTTCTAAAAGTTCTTCACCTTGAAAATATCTTTGAAGACAATCTCAAGCTTGAATGGATTCAAGGCAGGGTTAAGTACTTGAGAAAGTATACACATAGATTCTACAAAGACTCTAAAAAGCAATATCTATACGCTTTAATTCTTTTTACATTGTTTGTGGAGAATGTATCACTGTTTAGTCAGTTTTATGTTATCAACTGGTTTGCTAGATATAAAAATGTTCTCAAAGATACAGATCAGCAAGTAAAGTATACTCGCAATGAAGAGAATATTCATGCACTTGTAGGTATTAAAATTATTAATACTATCAGAGAAGAGCATCCGGAGTTATTTGATGAAGAGCTTGAAAAGAGAATTCAACATGAAGCTCAGGAGGCCTTTATATCCGAATCAAAGATTGTAGATTGGATGGTTAATGGTATTAATGAGCCAGGATTGTCAGCTCCCATATTAAAGGAGTTTATTAAAAATCGTATTAATGAATCTATGAAGCAAATCGGTTTCGAGTCGCCGTTTACTATCGACGAGGCCCTCATCGAAGAAACCACTTGGTTCGACGAAGAGCTATTGGGCAATAATATGACAGACTTTTTTCACAGCAAGCCTGTAGATTATAGTAAAAATAGTCAGAGCTTTTCTGAAGATGACTTATTTTAATAGATAGCAATTACCGTAATACAATATACACTTTTATATATATGTTAGATGATTACTACTGGCTTAATGAGGATTCTAGACGATTTCTTGGAAGGGATTATCTAGAAGATGAGACACCAGAGCAAAGATTAGAAAATATCGCTCAAGCAGCAGAAAATATCTTAGGCAAGAAAGGATTTGCAGTTAAATTTCTCACTTATATGAAGAGAGGGTTTTATAGCTTGAGCACTCCTATATGGACAAACTTCGGTAAGAAGCGAGGTGCACCTATTTCGTGCTTCGGGTCATACGTTCCAGATGATATGGAAGATATTCTCGGTAAGCTATCCGAGATTGGATCTATGTCAAAGATCGGTGGAGGTACCTCTGCTTTCTTTGGTGATATAAGACCTCGAGGATCACGAATTGGTTCAGGTGGTGAAGCGACTGGTGTACATCATCAGTTAACAGTGTTCAACTCTCTTGTAAACTATGTTTCCCAAGGCAATATACGTAGAGGTTCATTCGCTGCATATCTACCTATCGATCATGGTGATATTGAAGAATTTCTTCATATCAAGTCTGAAGGAGATGACATTCAAGATATCTCTATTGGAGTAACTGTTACTGACGAATGGATGAAGTCTATGATCGCAGGTAACAAAGAGAAGAGAAGATTGTGGAGCTTAGTTATCAAGAAGCGTTTTGAGACTGGATATCCTTATATCTTCTTCACTGATACTGCAAATAACAATGCACCTGATGTTTATAAGGATAGAGGGCTTAAAATTCATGCATCGAACCTTTGCACAGAGATTTTTCTTAGCACCAATGAAGACGAATCATTTGTATGTGACTTATCTTCATTGAATCTTGAGCGTTGGGACGAGATTAAAGAGACAGATGCTATCGAAACTCTTGTATACTTCCTTGATGCAGTGATGTCTGAGTTTATTGAAAAGACTAAAGATGTCAAATTCATGGAAGCTCCTCATAAGTTTGCTGTTAATCAGCGAGCTATTGGTGTAGGTGTATTAGGATGGCATTCACTACTACAATCAAAGATGATTGCGTTCGAATCGCTTGATGCTAAGTGGTTAAACACAGATATTTTTAAGGTTATTCAAGAGAGAACTCTAAAAGCTTCTGTTGAGATGGCTGAGATATATGGAGAGCCTCCACTCTTGAAGGGATATGGTAGACGTAATTCAACTCTTATCGCTATTGCACCTACCACTTCAAGCTCTTTCATTCTAGGTCAAGTTTCACCTTCGATCGAGCCTTTAAATAGCAATTACTTCATCAAA